GAAGGCGTTAAAATAGAAATGGTACATTAATGATTGAAGTTTTTATGTTATATTATTTTTTAGGAGGTATAGTAGTAGGAATGTTTATTATACTACTTGCCTATTTATTAACAAGGAGGTAAAAATGTATGACCCAGTAGTATTAAACATATTAGAAAAGAATGTAAGAGATTTACAGGAACAGTTACGTAATGCTTATGTTAAGATAAAACAATTAAATGAGGAGAATTATAAATTACGCAGAGCATTAGGAGTAGAGAAAGATAATGGTAAACAAGTAACCAATAACTCTGATGGAGTTTGGTTAGGAGATGCAGAGATGCCTGATGCAGAGCATTTAAAAGATGAGTAGCGATAGAGATAGAAGATTAAAAGCTACCGGAAGATGGTTTCAAAAACCAAAGAAGATAAATTACTTGTGGGTTAATAATATTTTCCCTATATTATTACTTGCAAGTTTATTTTTTTTATTATATAATTATTAGGAGAATCAAGATGACTAATCTCTGGGAGAAAGACGAAAAGAAAATGTATAGGAAATTATTTAAGGAGTATAAAAGAGAAGGTTGCTCTAATGAAGAAGCGAGAATGTATGCTAAATTAGATTGTAAGAATAGCATAGGTTTAGATATTGATTCAGCAGAAAAGCTATATAAAACTGCTCTGAAAGATATTACTTGACATTATGAAATTAATTACTATAATATATAATTATATAATATATATATTTACTATAATAATAAATATATCTATGTTATTATTTTCATTATGGATATTATATATTATATTTATGATGATATATTATACATTTAAATAACTAGAAAGGAATATAAAATGTTGGAGTTTTTATTATGGTATACAGTTATATATACTGTTATAGGTTTAAGTAACGCAGGAATACTTTAATGCAAAGTAAATGGATAAGCAGAGGTAAGTGCCCTTGTGGTAATTCAAGTAATGGATATAACATACATGCTGATGGACATGCCTTCTGCTTTTCTTGTCAAAGAAGATTTAACAATGTTGGAGAGGCAAAGATGGAAAACAAAGTAGTAGAAATACCAAGTAAAGTTTCTAGTACCGGTGAGTATGGAAGTATAACTGATAGAAGAATATCAGAACAAACTGCCAGAAAATATAGAACAAAGATAAGAACAAATGGTTCTATAATATCTCATCATTACTATGAATATTATAATGCAGATGGTAGTCATGTGGCTACAAAGGTTCGTCAGGTAGAAGGTAAAAGAATATGGTCTCAAGGAGATATAGGAGATGCCTTACTGTTTGGACAGAATTTATTTAAGTCCGGTGGTAAATATATTACTATCACTGAAGGAGAGATAGATGCCATGTCTACTTACGAAATGTTAGGAAGTAAGTGGGCAGTAGTATCAATAAAGAATGGAGTTCAAAGTGCAGTGCAGAATTGTAAACAACACTTAGAATATCTAAATAGTTTTGAAAATGTAGTTGTTTGTTTTGATACAGACAAGCCAGGGATTGAGGCCTCACAAAAGGTTGCTCAATTATTCGAACCTAACAAGTGTAAGATAGTTAGACTAGACCATAAAGACCCAAATGAATATCAGAAGATGGGTAAGGCCAAAGACTTTGTGCAAGACTGGTGGAGTGCAGAATCCTATACACCGGCAGGCATAATGAATCTAGCAAAGCTAGGAGATACTTTATATGACGAGGAGTATTGTGAAACTATACCTTATCCTTGGAGTGCCATGAATGAAAAAACATATGGCATGAGAACTGGAGAGTTAGTTACATTTACTTCTGGTGCAGGCATGGGTAAGTCTTCTATCATGCGTGAGTTAATGCATCATATTTTAAGAAACTCTAATGACAATATAGGAATACTTGCATTAGAGGAGAGTACAAAGAATACTGCATTTAATATTATGTCAGTAGAGGCCAACGAAAGATTGTATATCAAAGAGATAAGAAATAAATTCTCAAGAGAACAATTAAACCAATGGCAAAAAGATACTGTAGGTTCTGGTAGGTTCTTTGCCTTTGACCACTTTGGTTCTATTAGTAATGATGAGATACTATCCAGGGTTAGGTATATGGCGAAGTCTTTAGATTGTAAGTGGATATTCTTAGACCATTTATCTATCCTAGTTAGTGGACAAGATGAAGGAGATGAAAGAAAATCTATTGATGTATTGATGACTAAGTTGCGTTCACTTGTAGAAGAAACTGGAGTTGGTTTATTATTAGTATCGCATCTTAGGAGACCATCAGGAGATTTAGGACACGAGAACGGAAAGGAAGTTACTCTATCACATTTAAGAGGGAGTGCAAGTATTGCTCACCTATCTGATAGTGTTGTTGCCTTGGAGAGAAATCAACAAGCAGAAGATGATGTTATAGCTTGCACAACAACGATTCGTATTCTTAAAAATAGATATACTGGAGAGACCGGTGTATGTTCTTACTTGCATTATGATAAAAAATCTGGTAGAATGTCACAAATAGACAATCCTTTTGAAGATAATTTAGAGGGAACAACAGGAGTACAATTATGAAATGTTATAACTGTGGAACAGAATTAATCTGGGGTGGAGACCATGATTGTGAAGAAGATCAAGATTATAATATAGTTAGTAATTTAAGTTGTCCTAAATGTGATGCTTTTGTTTTAGTATATTGGGATAAAAAAGAAGATTTGAAAAAGGAGGAAGTATGAAAGAGAAACTATTTTATTTTCCATTTTATCCATCAGACTGGTTAGCAGATACCTCTATATTAAATTTAGAGGAGAAGGGTGCTTATATTACCCTAATTGCCACGATGTACTTGCAAAACGACTGTAGTCTGTTTAAAAGGCATATACCGAACATATTAGGGGTAACGGATGAAAGAAAGTTTAATAAACTAATGCAGAATATCATACCGCTATTAATAGATGATGGTGAAAAGTATACACAGAAAAGAATAAAAGAAATTAAGAATAAGATAGAAGGCATTAT